TGAGCAAGCTGGGGCCCAGAAAACGTTAGCTGAAGCGGCTGCTACGCGAATGGAAGGCCAACAAATGGCTCAGCAAATGGGGGTTATGTAATGGCTAAAAAAAAGCCTACAGTAGATCCCTTAATTCTGGATATGAAATCCGTGCTATTGTCGCCGAATGGCCGGAGAGTAATGTGGCACATAATAGGTTTATGTAACTTGTATTCAACCCCGTCCCTGGATAGGGAAACATTATTGTTTGAGGCTGGTAAACGATCTATCGGCCTCGATATTCTGGAACTCATGGAAGAAGTTGATCCCTCTGAGTATCCTAAACTTTGCCTTGAATTAGGAGCAAAAACTTATGACCGATCAGATTCCAGGGACACCGACAGCGACAACGACAACGACAACAGCGCCTACGCCAGCACCGACGTCGGGTGAGCCGCCAGTAACTCCGTCTACTAATGCGGCGCCGCCAACAGAAGGAACTACACCTTCAGGACAGGCCCCGCCGGCTCTTACCTTTAGCGAAGGTGTCCCGCAAGTCGTGCAGGAATTCGCTAAGTCCCAAGGATTTAACCAGGCTCAATTGGATTCGACGGTTAAGTTTTTCAATGATACTATTACCCAGGCTAACCAGAGGGCCGTAGAGGAATCGTATCAGAGAGGAAAAGCTCATGTGGAATCATGGGGGCCTAACGCTAAAGCTAATATTGACTTAGCTAAGCGTGCATTGCAGGTAACTGATACCAACGGTGAAGTTACTAAGTATCTCAAAGAATCTGGCGCGGCCAATCATCCAGTTGTGATGAATTTTTTGGTTGGGCTGGGTAAAATGCTCCAAGAGGGTGGGTTCATTCGAACCAATATGACCACACCAGAAGGCCAGAAAACCCTCGCGGATAAACTGTTTTCATCTCACACCAAGTAAGGAGAACCACAAATGGCATACGTTCCCTACGCCGGGACTGAACTCCCGACAATGATCAACATCGCCAAGCGCATGGACCCGGATGGGACCATCGCCGACATCGCCGAGCTGCTTACCCAGTTCAATCCTATTCTCAACGATATCCCGATGGTCGAGGGCAACCTGCCAATCGGGCATCGCACCACCGTTCGCACAGGTATCCCGGTCCCGACCTGGCGTAAACTCAACTATGGCGTTATGCCAACCAAGAGCCAGACGGCCCAAGTCGACGACACCATCGGTATGCTCGAGGATTACGGCGAAGTAGACAAAGACCTGGCCATGCTGAACGGTAATACTGCCGAGTTTCGGCTGTCTGAAGATACCCCGCATATCGAGGGTATGTCCAATACACTGGCATCGACTCTGTTCTACGGCGACACTGCAGTGGACCCCGAAAAATTCCTCGGACTGGCACCTCGGTATAACATCCTCGGTACCCCTGCCAATAAACCCTCTGCGCTGGTCAACTCGGCTTACCTGAAACATATCCTCAGCGCCGGCGGTGTTACCGCCAGTGTACAGACCTCGGTATGGTATATTTGCTGGGGCAAGGATAAAGTACACGGTATCTACCCCAAAGGTTCTAAAGTCGGTTTGCTGGCTGAGGACCTCGGCGAAGTAACCCTTACCGACAATGAGGGTGGTCGGTTCCAGGGTTTCCGTTCGCATTATCAATGGAAGATGGGCCTCTCCGTTCGTGATTGGCGCTATATCGTGCGTATCGCCAACGTTGAACTGAACAACATGACCGACGCTACAGCCATGAAAAACCTGTATCAGGCCATGATCAAAGCAATGCATACCGTACCGGCTGGCGGCATGGGTACCTTCTACTGCAGCCCCGGCGTTATGGCAATGCTCGATATGGCCCTGGTTGAGAAGGCGAATGCGGCGCTCAGTACAACTGAGGTATTCGGTGTGCCGGTTACCACCTTCCGCGGGCGCCCGATTAAGCAGGTCAATGCCATTCTCGAAACTGAGGCTGTATTGACTTAATTTAGTCAAGTAAAATCACGCTGGCCCACGTGGGCCAGGGTATTCTTTCTGCCTTATCTTATCCTATGAGGAGATGACATGTTTCTCGACAAAAACAATATGTTCGCCGATGACCTGGCGTACAATGGCTCTGCTACAGTCATTGATCTTCAGGCCGTAGGCGCTGGCAAAGGTCAGCCGGTAAAATTCTGGATTCAAGGGTCGTCCAACCTGGCTGGTGCTACGGGCGTTACCATTACCGACGGTACTACTACAGCCGCAGCGGATGCTTTTATCTCCTGGACTTGCGCCTTGGCTGGTAAAGTGCTGGAATTTACTCTGCCTTCTGACGCTAACAGATACGTGAAACTGGCGCTGGCTGGTTCGCCATCGGCGGGTACCTGGTCGGCTGGTATTACTCTCGACGGGGTTCAGACGTCCCTGTAATTAACTTAAGAAAACCTCGGGGCTCGGCCCCGGGGTTTTTAAGGAGCGCCCAATGAAATGTGTATGCCGCACAGCTTGTCAAGTACGTATGCTTGATGGCTCTATTCGGACTTTTTCCGACGGTCAAGTTTTTGACTTTGATGGCTGGAAAGAAGTACCGACGCACTTTGAATCTCTGGAAGGCCCAATCGATTTCGCAACCGCCACCCGAGAAGAGCTCTTGGCGTCCAAGTGGTCTTTTAAGCAGATCAATGAGTTTTGCCAGACCACTTTTAGCCAGGACATGCCGAAAGGCAGCAAAGATAACATGGTCACCGCGCTGCTCGATATGAGATTCCGAGCTACGGAGAACTAATATGCTATTTTCCCAGGTCGACATAGTAAATATGGCATTAGCGCATTTAGGCGAGCCTTCTATAATCGCTTTCTCGGATAACAATAGACGAGCTCGCTTAGCTACTACCTTCTTTACTCCAACGATGTTGGCAGTACTTGCTGATGTCGACTGGACTTTCGCTCGTAGATTTAAACAACTGCAAGAGTCTGCTGACGCCATATCGGTACCCACGACCTCGGCTGTTGGCGTGTATACTTACGATTTGCCTAGTGATTGCTTGGTGCCTAGGGAGTTACATCCCAAAAATGACCATCGTACACAGCATAGCTGGGAAGTATACGGCAGATTCTTGCAGTGCTTTAAGAGCTACGAAGAAGGCGTATATTTATATTACACTACTTCTCAAGTAACTACGGATAATTTTTCACACATGTTTAGCATAGCCTTAGCTGCTAGGCTAGCTTCTACCTTTGCGCCATCCCTAACCAAGGCTAAGGCTTTGACACGGCAGATGCTCGATCATTATCAGATGGTTAAGCTCGATGCGTGGCATTCAGCCGCTAATATCGGTAGTAGTTACCGGGAGTCTGATAATGACAAAGATACTGACTCATTCGTGGACGTTGACTAATGGCTTACTATAGGCTCAAGTCTTCATTTACCGCTGGCGAGATATCTCCGCGGACTTTTTCCCGTACTGAGTTTGATCGGTACAAGAACGGGTGCCGAAAGCTATACAATTCGTTATGTCTAGCGCAGGGCCCTGCTTTAAATCGATCGGGCACTAAGTTTTTATTTGATCTTTCTTCGCTTGGCGTGCATGCTACTACGCCTGAATTTCGTCTTATACCATTCGTTTATAACTCGAGTCAGGCATACGTCTTAATATTTTTCAAAGATACAACTGGGGCGGCAAAACTTGTTTTTGGTACTAGCACTGGCCTAGTCACGTATTCTGGTACTCCACCTACTGAGTGTCCTCCAGGAACTCCAGTTACTTACACTCCTGGAGACATTGTTTCTGTAGACATGCCCGCAGGTTGGGATTTATCAGCATTCGATTATGCCCAATATGCGGACGAAATGTACTTCACGCAATCAGGCGTTAAGCCACATATACTCAAGCGCTACGGGTCAGAATGCTGGGAGCTAGTAGATGCAACTACGGGCATGACTAGTATGCCCGCCGATTGGTCAGATGTAAATGGCTGGCCAGAGCGAGTTACCTTCCATCAGCAGCGTCTTATATTTGCGGCTAATAAGCTGCGCGGCCAAACCGTATGGTGCTCTCGCGCAGGTGATCCAACGCACTTCGGTAATCTTGGGTCTAGTATAGTTGACGCTGACGCTGTTACATTTACCTTGGCCAGCGGTCTTCAAGATCGTATTGTGTGGCTAGTAGCTGGTAAGTCCCTCTACATCGGGACTCTTGGGGCTGAATGGACAGTTCAGGGTTCCAGCCAGCCTGCATTGACGCCAAGTAATATCAACGCCATTCAGCAGACTAACAATGGCTCGGAGCCTAATAAGCCTCTTAAAGTCGGGCTTGCTACTATTTTTATCGAGCGCCATGGTCGTCGGGTTAACGAGTTTGTGTATGATTATACCCTTGATAGCTATAAGGCTTCGGACCTCAGCGTAGTATCTACGCACGTGACTGATGATTATTCCATTGTTGACTGGGCTTATCAGCAAACCCCAAATAACATAATTTGGTGTATCCGGGCTGATGGAGATCTGCTTGGTCTTACGTATCAGCGAGAGCATAAGGTTGTCGGCTGGCATCATCATGATACTCTCGGAGCTTTTAAACATGCTGCTTGTATCCCTGGCCAGGATCGTGAAGATGACTTGTTTTTCATTGTTAAGCGTGTGATTGGCGGAGCAAACAAGTTTTACTTAGAAGTACTTGCGCCTGAGTTTAATGCAGAAGACGCTGAATGGGGCCGTTTTGTAGATTCGCACGTAGTATATCAAGGCGTGGCTACTGGTACAATAACAGGCTTATCACACCTCGAAGGCCTTGAAGTTAGTATTTTAGCCGATGGCCTGGTACATCCGTCACGAACAGTGGCTAGCGGATCTGTAACTCTAGATGACGAGTATTCGCATGTAGTAGTAGGCATTCCGTATGAATCAGAGATTCGTCCTGTTTTGGATGATATAGCTACTCAGAATCAGGGTACCAGCTTAAGTCGATTCTCGCGTGTAACCTCGTTAGCGGTGGATCTTTATCGGTCTCTAGGGTGTACTATTGGTCGCATAGATTCTGAAACTGGCGTATATGAAGAGCAGGTACCTTTCAGAAATACGGCGGATGCTTACGAGCAGCAAATACCCCTCGTATCTGATTGGGTGCGTCTTGGCGGCCTAGAAGGCGCAGATTGGAATACCCAGTATTTTATTAAGCAGACTCAGCCATTACCGCTTATGGTACGTGCTATCGTTGATGAAGTGGAGGTACACGAATGAGCTGGTGGGAATATATACCCGCAGTTATATCAGCAGTTGGGTCGATTACTTCGTACTCGTCTGGCAAGAGTCAAAATGAAAGACAACTGAGCTATAATGCGTATAATACCGTAGAGGGGTACAAGGTTTCTATGGCCAATATTGATTCGGCTATGACCTTGGGCAAAATGAACGCTATGATGCTAATGAATGCTGCTGAGCTTAAGACTGCAGCTAACTCAAAAGCCATAGCCTTCAACGCAGATATGATCCGAGCTACTACAGCGTATAATGACCTGTTGTACGAGGAGGATCTTTCCAGACTTTGGGAAGACGCGGGCTTGGACCAGCAAATTTTGCATTTAGAACGCGCTCGAGAACGTGGAGCTATGGAAGCGACTCAAGCGGCTAGTGGAACTTTAATGGGCCAAGACTCTAACGCTGACGTTATAGCTGACCAAATGACTATGGAGGCTCTTGACTCATTTGTCATACAGCGCAATGCAGACTCGAAAGCCAAGGATATACTCAACGCGCGGGCTCGCAGTTTGTGGGAAGGCGAGATGTCAATTCGTAAAATAATGTGGGAAGGCGAATTGGACAACTACGTGACCACCTCTAACGCGCGATCTCAGGCAGCTGGCAGTATGCTTGAAACACTGATAACTGGCCAGGCAAATCAGCTGTCTGCTAAGTATCAATTACAATCTGGGCTTATAAGTGGGCAGAATACCTTCGCAGGTAATAACACGCAGCTTACTAATGCGTTTTCTAGCGGGATGTTTGGGGCTGTTGGCCAAGGTATCGAAACGTATTACCGAAATGAGTCTCGGCAGCGGCAATCTGAAGCCGGTAAATCTCTACTTGCCAACGAATAACTATGCCTTTCTTAAACCATAAGTTGGTAACTCAGGCACTGCAATCTAGCCAAGCGTCTAGTGATAAGCTAACGCCGATACTATTTGATTCTAGGAGTGCTTCAGCTATATCGGCGCCACGCATAAATGTTAACGCCGGAGCAGTTGACTTTACTCCAGTAGACCCGCCGAAAATTGTTCTAGATACCAGACTTGAAAGTGCCGCAGAGTTGTCTAAGGTCCTCGTAAATTCAGCCTTAAAATACCAGGATACCGTAGATACTCTTACTGCTGAAGAGCGATTACTGAAAACCGAGCTGGCTATTCGTGAGACCACGAATGGGTACCTGCAAACTCAGACAGGTAAGGCCGTAGAACAATTCGATGCTTTTAGGTCCAACATCGAACAACAAGTATCCTCGGCTATCCAAGAAGTTCCTGAGTCTGTCAGGGCAAAAATGGCACCTTCATTGGCCAAGCTCAGGCAGTCTATGATTGCGTCAGGCGCAGACCATAAGGTTAAGCAAACGTCGGCGTGGCAGGAGGAAATACTTAAGGCTAAAGAAGTATCGGCTAGACAACAGCTTATTGATACTTCTGATAAGCCAGAACAATTTATGGCCGTAGTTGGGCAGCATCTTCAAGTTATTGGAGCTCAGCCTAACAAAAGTAAAGAAGCTATACTAGCCGAGCAGGATAAGTTTTATTCTGATATACTCGGCGATGCTATAACTATGCACCTAAGCCGTGGTAAAGCTGAGATTGACATGGGAGCTTCAGGCTCTACACACTTCGATAAAGCCGCCCAGTTTATTGAAATTGGGGCATCTAAAGAATTCAAGGCCGACGGGGTTATGTTAGCTAAGGCATCGGCGGCATTGGGCTCAGCACTGGCCGAAGCAAATACTGCTCGCAGAACTCGGGAACGTGAAGAAGCTCATCGAGTTAAGGACGCGCGAGAGCAGGCCGCTAAAGATATTACCATGAAGGCTTTAGCGACGGGCAATGGTCAATTGCTTAATTCAATATCTGATCCCGAGCTTAGAGCTAAAAGTCTTGGGTGGTTTAATAATATCCAAAGTGGAGTAGAGACTTCTCCTCAAGCTATGCTTAGCTTTCTTAATAGGCTTGATGAAATTGGCTCTACGACAGAGTTGATCAATACTGGCGTTAAATTGGGGGTACACCCGGCTAAGATAGTTGAATTTTCTGGTAAACTTGAATCGCTACGCAAAGAAGACAAAGAAGACGTCCTAAGTGACATTAAGCGGTTTGCTCATGCCATGGTCCCTGGCGGCGATGCCTTCGATAAGTTTGAGCGCCCGCAAGAGCAGCAGCAATTCAATGCGATTTTTATGCGATTGCTGGATAAAACCAGTCGGCGCCCCGATGGAGTACCTATTTCTGTGGCTTTACAAGATGCAAAAGCCGAGATATTCAATGATCCAAATTACCACACTAACTTTGGCCAAGTGGTTCTGAATCGTGAAATAGTAGCGGCGGCCCAGATTGATGGTATACCTAATAAAGGCATGCTCGCCTTAGATAAAGTAGCTGGCTTAAGCGAAGAGGTTAAGTTGCCTACTGGTAAGTCTGTTTCGCGTATTGACTACGAGTATAGTCTTGCGGCTCAGGCAGTGCTTAAAAAATATCAGGTGTTTGGGTTATCTAAGGAAGATTTCTTAGCTCGGCTAAGCCAAAATAATGATTTGTATACTAGCTTTAGCGTAGATATGGCCAATTTAGCTATGCAACGGCGGTATTATTTGGAACTCGCAGCTACGCGTGAAGACGAGGCTAAAGCTAAAGCTAAGAAAACTAGTACCTCTAAGTCAACTGATAAATCTAATAAGGGGTATTGATGAACACTCTGGCTCAATATAAAACTGCGCATATCAGCTCGGGTGCTTCAGATTTATGGGACGCAGCGCAAATAGCTGATGTTATTCCTCCTGAAGAAAGTCAATCAGCTAATCAGCTGGCCCCGCAAGTAGACGAGGCTTCTGAAAACCAGCCTACGGATGTTGTTCCTCCGGAAGAAGGCCAATTAGCTAACCAGCGGGTTCAGCAGTCAGAAGCCTCGATCAAGGAGCCTCATACAGTAGATCCTCATGTTTTGTACTTAACAGAAATTGGGCAAGAAAAAGTCGCAACTACTTTGTCCAATCTTATAAAACAAGCTAATGAGCCGGACCCAGGGCTATTTACTAAGGCACTTACTCTAGCTTCGGGTCAAACGTGGAGTACTGTAAAAGCTACCCGAGCTAATACTATAGCTGAGGCTAAGCAGCTTATCGATGAAGGTAAATTCGATCAGGCGTTCCAACGTATGAATTATGCGTCGGAAGGTATCACGCAAGTAACCTCTCCTATCGAGTTTATTGCTACGGGTGGCGCGGCGGCTGCTAAAATAGCCGGTACCACAGCTTTGAAAGTGTTTGCTGCAGGCGCGCCTATTGAATATACAGGCACAATGGTCTTCGAGGAAGTCGGCGAAGACAACATGCTTATCGGGTTAGCGGGAGAAATCGCATCCGGGGTCTTGGCAGGTAACATTGGCCAGAAGATGCTAAATGTGGCGAATAAAGCCGTAACTAAGGTTCCCGCAGAAGTTCTTCCGGACGTAGCTAGAAGTTTGAGGCCTAAAACTGCTTTTGACCTGGCAGATCCCCTTAATGTATACTCTAACTTAGGGGCTAAACGCGCTGCGGCAGAGGACATTGACTACGTTAATAAATTTACTCTCGGAGACCTATCTGATTATCGGGTTCGCGGGGCCTACGAAAACTTAGTATCCGAACTTAATGGCCAGGCGGTAGATCCAGAAACCGCTGGGATAGCTAGGGCTATAGAGTTTAAAGTGCAACAAGCCGCTGAGTCTCCTACTAGTGATTACTCTCCTGAAGTTGCTCGGCAGCTGACACTACCTGAAGAGGTACCTAAAGTACCAGAGACCCCGGTAGAAACACCTATAGAGACCGCTGGGAGCGCCGCGCCAGGTTCTCCAGTGTCGGCCACTCCAGAACTTCCAGATTATGACGAGCTAGCTTCAGTTCAATTTTCACCGGGCTTCTTAGACGCGGCAAAGCCCGCTAATGCTAAGCAGGCTCTATCAATTATAGATGACGACCTGGCTATTTATAAAAAATTACGGGACTGCTTAGGATGAAGATATCTCGAGCGCGCGCTAATACTTTACAGGCTAAAGGCGTAGATGTTAACTGGTCAATGGTGGAAGAAGAAACACCTGCCCC